GGCGTGTATATCACGTGCGAGCCCGAAGACTCAATATACCCTCCGCAAGCAAGAGGCATAACGAAGAAGTCATCCAAAAGCTTCTTCTTATGAACCTGAATGCTGAGGTAAGTATAATGAGTCGGACACTGAGCAGTGCGGAGACCTTGAAAATCTCCACACCACTCAGGTACGAGACGGACATTCCCACCGAGTCTAGCTAACAGATACCTGAAGGAGCGAGGCAAGCATAATTCATGCTTACCACACCACTCAAGCAGCTGATTAAGGGCGACATAGGTGTTGTGGATGCCGCGTAGCGATCTAACATAGAAGGGCGTAACATCGTAGCCCTCAAAGTAGTCGCCACCGCAGCTTTCACGGAACGGTCCAGCACTATAGGACTTATCGTGGTTAACGATAAGGCCCGCTTTCCCAAGAACATCTACGAAACCAACGTACTCGTCAGAAGGGATGATAATATCATCCCCAAAGACGGCGGTAGAAGACCAATCTATAAACAAGGTTGGCCCTCTTCGTTGTGCTCGGAATCCGTAGATAAGGGCAGCTATAACAAGAGTCATCAAAGGGAACGTGAAACCGTTTCCCATTGTAGAAATCATGTAAAGCTGTTTCTGACCATGACCCGGAACTTCAATTTCACTAGATCGCAAGTGACAAAGAAGGCGGAACCATGAGTCAGGAAAAAGCGAACGAACAAGATCGACAGAGATCATATCTGACGCGGACTTCAAATCAATGGTAGCAAGATCACCATTGATTGAGCCGCGTTTCGCCAAGGCCTGATTGATGGGCTGTTGGCTACGTATGTCTAAGCCGATTGATCGTAAGGAACCTTCAAGATACATGCCAGCAGCAAGCTGCAAGGCCATGGATCCGGAGGGTTCAATAGCGATCGTTCGCATAGTGTCCCGGTTTTTCGGAACTGTTGAAAGACGCGAACCATTGACTACGAGTATCCCCCGTTCGGAGTGTGCATCTTTGCACGCGAAGTACGGGTTCTGACTACGAAGTTTACGAACAAATGGTTCACTCAGCTTAGTGCACGTCATAGGCTGTGAGATCTTGTCGGCGGTATGAGTTCCACGGATGCCATTACTGGCTCCGGGCCCAAACCTCCAATGATCCCACAAGAAGTCCAAAACAAGAGGATTTTGTATCTCCTCAGGGTAAAGACTAGACGTATAGCGTTCCAGCACGTGAGTGATGAAATGCTTAGCGTCCCTAATAACAGGATCCGTACGATCTATGCGAATAGATCTTACGCTTTCATTGATGGCTATGAAATCAACCATAGCACGGTCAGAAAGACTGTTATCGACATAATCGGCTCGTTTCCGAGCACGAATGCGAAGCCTCTCAATAGCAAACTGACCCGCGAGGGTCGGGCTGCGAGAAGAGGAAAGCTCGTCTTCCAGAGTTTTGAAGAATCCGTCTAGGATATCTTCATACCCTTTCACTTCACTCATGAAATAACTCCCAATGAGGATCCTGGCCCAAAAGCCAGGAGGTGTATCAAAGAAAACAAATGGCAGTATCGTTAGATAATGCCAGAAGTTACGGTATCGGCAATCCCCGAAGCCTGAGCCCAGCCCACACCAAAGTGGGCAGAGATCATAGCACGGAGATCCTCCGGTTCGTACGTGTCAGTCCCGGCCGGAACATCGATGATCGTAGTAATACGAGCAACGAGCGCGTTCTGGTTGACGGCAGGCGAAGCACCCTTGCGGGTGATCAGCTTGTAAGTATTGACTGGCACGTCTTTGATAACACCAGTGACAGGGTTTGCTTGCGGCAAAGTACGCAAAGTCACCGGTCGGAAGAACGAGATGCTAAACGGTTTAGAAACCGTATTAGTATCAACATTCGTCTGGGTGCCGCCGAGAGCAGTGATGGCGAATTGCTTGCCATTAATGCTCGGAGCGACGTCGGTGGTCAGCGTATACGTAGGGGACGTGAGTCCCGTTACGGCCGCGCCTGTAACAGGCGATGAAGGTGCGAAAGACATAGTAAGTCCTCGGGTTTACTTCAGTAGAACTGAAGCAAGGTTAATCACTTTCGTGACAGAGTGAAGCCCAATCTCGTCTACGGTTTTAAATCGTAGAGCGCGATGGGGCAAGGATCCAAGGGAAGACCTCGTGAATCGGATATGTTCAAGTTCTGCACTCCCAGGCGAATTACCAAGAAGAATGGTATCCGGGTGGGGTTGCGTGTAGAACTCATACGTAGCTTTTCCATCGAGGTTATACATTTTGGCAAGGCTAAGATAAATCAAGTTCCCAGGAGGGGACTCGAAAAGATCACTCATAAACTCACCGGCAGTAGTGAAGTAATCCACTACCCAACTATATGGGATTAACTCCCAACCAACAGCAGGAAGGTCCTTGAAATTAAAACCAAGGTGTTCCAGCGCGTTGTAGTTGTTGCCAGCAGAGACTTTGAGTGCCCAGCCGCATGTATAAGAGTAAAGGAGACGCTGCTGAAATTCGTATGTGACTTTCACAGACGCAGCAGTGTTTCCTGTAATGTTGTCAACCCGGAAACCGGATTTCCAACGTTTCTCAGCAGTTCCTTTCACGACCAGGTTTCTATCTTGCCTTCGCAAGAAGTTCTGAATAGACTCCGCGGCTTTTCTGGCATCATCAATAACGGGAAGAATCCCGAAATTGAAGTTGAGCCAGACACCGGCAGCATATCGTGAAGCGGAACGCCCCTTGGTTTTCCGAATTGCAATAAGAGCCTCAAGCATATCTTCGGCCATGTTAGCGGCCTTCTTGATTGATCCTCTAAGCTCGTGAATCTCAGCGAGGGGGATCATGGACTCAAAATTGCCTTGGTTGCTAGCAAGCTTACGTTTTAAGCGGGCGAGAGCTTGGTCATCGGTAGTTGAATCCGAGACCTCGCTAACGCCGTAATTTAAAACGTCCGGAATCCAGAGCCAGCTATCGGAGCCGTATAAACGGTCACCGAAGCCAGTCCAGTCCGGTTTGGGACCGAAATGACAGGTGGCAGGTGCAGTATTTCTAGATCTGTACTTGACAACACTGTAAGGTCCGGTCGCATTAGCTTTCTTAGCAATCAAAACCTTGTAGTCGCGAATCGGATTCACTTCACGCACATTTTCGGGAGTAACGCGCCAGCCGGTGTAACTAGCTGGGCGACCATCGTAAATAGGAGACTGGACGCCATAATAAGTGACGAACCAGTACCGAGTACGATGCTCTTCAAAATAGCCGTTAGACTCTCTGTAAGTGGGCATGATGTG